TATTTCCCATCAAAGTTCATCATACCAGCAACATTGTCTTTTTCAAATTGTTCCTCATCACTCATACCTGCAAATGGTATTCTACAATCATCTAACCAAGTTACACCTTTACCATTATCAAGTGCTTGGTCTAAATAACCTTTTTGGTCTAATGGTTTCATACATACAATAACATTTTCCCAAGCTGGTTTAGGTTGATACCCTGCGTATGAACCATCAAGCTCTTTTGCTTTGTCTGATGATGGTTCTGTAATATCATATTCATGTTCACCAGCTTTAAATGGTTCAGACCTATTATTACCATCTGTGTAGGCGAAACTGGCGTCATTTTTCCTTGTATATTTTTTTGTTTCAATAACCTCTCGTTCAGCACCCAATCTCTTATCAACTGCTTTTCCAATATTCATAGCCTTTGGAAATCCTGTAGCATATGTCCAATATATTGGTGTGAAACTCACATTAAATCCAACTTCCTCTAACATCTGTGCCATTCTGTATTGAACATCACTTCTTGGTGCACTCATTACAAATGCTAATGAACCTGGTTTCAATACTCTTAAACATTCCTCGAAAATCTTTCGTGGTGGAAGTGTCTGATCCCAATCTTTACCCATAAATCCGTATCCGTATGGTGGGTCTGTGCAAAGTAAATCTACTGAATTATCATCGTAATCTTTTAAAACTTCTAAACTATTTCCGTTGATTAGTTTACTATCCATTATTGCCCTTTCTGAATACAAATACTGGTTCAGTTTTTATTCCTTTACCAGCCACACTTGATAATATCAAATCTACAGTAGGTTCTTTTATAAACCCAATCTCACTTGATATATTTACTGTTTCTTTCTCTATGAATTTATATTTTGGTGTATTTGCAATGTTAATTAACATATAACCATTTTTCTTCAATCCGTAATAACAATTTTTTATGGTCTTTTTTAAAAAACCATTAACCCACTCGTTCTCGGATGGGAATTTTTTAAAACTTTGGGTTGATTCATCCGAATATTTTTCGGTATCGAAATAAGGTGGTGAAGTAAAACATAAATCGATTGATTCTTTTTCTGGAATAAAGTCTTCACTTCCTTGTTTATATATATCTATTTGTTTTCCCAAATATGAAAATTCTTTTTTCATTTTTAACAAACCGTCATATGTTTTTGTTGATGGTTCTGTACCGATATAATGTTTAGTGTTTTTTGATGCTAAAAATCCAATCAATCGTCCACCCCAACCACAACTCATATCTCGTATCACTCCATCACCACCAAACTTCTCATAAATAACTTTTGCTGCACTTGGTCTAAAATTACTCACTGCTTGAGAACCTTGATATAATTTTAAACTCTGTCTAAAACGATTTTCTGTAAATTTATTATTACCGTGTTTTTCTTCATACTTCCAAGTTTTTCTAATTATTGTTTTGAGTAAATCATCATCATTGAAATATCCAATAGGTGGCATTTTAGAATTTCCACATTGAACATCTACCCAATGAGGAAAATAATTCCAAGCCAATCTCAAACCATGCATAGTTTGTTGTATTTGATTATCAATAAAAATACTATCCGAATCAAATTTTCTCAATGAATTTATATGTGAATTTTTTTCTTCTTCTCGTACAGTATAATGTGGAAATCCCTTTTCTCTATAGTATTTGAAAATCCATTCAATACCGTCCTCTATATCAATAGAATTTATATCATTTGTAACTCTGTGATAATTTAATTCTAAATCATCTATGTCTACAAAATTCTGTAATACTTCATAATTTACACGCATTATTATATTTTTTCTTCACCATACAATCCGTTTCTCAAAGTTTCTTCAATTTCTTGGTGTCTTTTCTTTTTATACCGTTCTCTGGCCAATTTTTGCAGTTTTTCCCTATTACGCTCATAATGTTCCATTTGCCAGCGCTTCTGTGCGTCGTGTTGTTCCGTTGAAGTAAAGTATTTACGCTTTCTTCCCATGACTCATCCTTGCGTATCTGTTCAATTGTGTGAAATTTTGTGCTAACCATCCTTGTAAATTTGGTAAAGATGTAAACAACTTATCTGCATAAAACATCGTCTCAAATTTATATTTCACCAATTCTGTAATTGGTTTTTCTATTCCTGATAATATTTTCATTCTAGCATTTCCAGAAATATCTACATTTTTTAACTGCATTAATTTATCATTGAGTTCTAATTGTTCCTTACAAACAACAACACTCTCATATAACTTTAATTCATCTTTATGTTTTTCAGAATATTCAACTATGTCTTTTAATGAAACATAATTGTCTTTATCTACTATAGCTGGAAATCTCTTTTTGATTGTAATTAATCCTGCACCTTTAACTCCAGGTATATTATCTGATTTATCACCTTCTAATATTCGGTATGTTAAAAAATTCTTAGATGGTATTCCATATTCTTCCATCAAAGTTTCTCTATCATACGTTTTCTTTTTAGTGGGTGAATATACTTTAATTCTATGATTTACAAGTTGTAAAAAATCCTTGTCGGTTGATAAAATAGTAATCTTACTTTTATCAAAAACTTGTTTAGATAAATAACCAATAGTGTCATCTGCCTCAATATTATCGATTGATAGTGTTGAAACTGGTAATAATTCTAAGTATTCTACAATTCGTTGAAGTTGCACAAGCATATTTTGTCGTTCTTCGTCTGGTGTATTAAAATCATACGAGCGAACAAGTTTCTTTTTAACTTTACGTCCTGCCTTATACTCTGGAAATAACTTACGACGGCGGGTGCTCCCACCCTTACCATCAAATACTATAATGGCTCGGGTGGGATTAAATAGATGAATCGCGTAACCTATACTTTTTAGAAAACCAACTATTCCCCCAATGTGAGCTCCGTCATCATTGAGAGTTGGCATAACGCTGAATACTCTTATAAAGGTATTCAGACCATCTATAATAAGTACTTTATCATTGAAGTGACCATCATCTAGTTTACCGCCTTTTTTCTTAATTTCTTCAAGTATGCTGAAATATCGATTATTCATCTCCCTCTACTTCTTCTTTCACGAGTTCAGATTCATCCATATCTTTTATATCATACTTAAGAATTACTTTATCACAAATTCTATCATAAACCTCATCCTTCAAAGAGTTTTCTTCTAATATTTTAAGAAAATCTTTAGATTGAAATTTATATTCTTCACCTGCAACATCGGTATATGTATACCAAGCTCCTGCAGACTTTACCAACTTATGTTTTTTCATTACTTCTAACCAAGAACCCACATCATCAATTCCACTTTCAAAATATAGTGGAAATTCGGCGTGTCTTAAAGGTGGCCCAAGTCTATTCTTAACAACTTGTGCCAGTATTGTCATTCCCAATACATTTTTCTTGGTGTCTGTTATTCTACCTTTATTCTTTAATCGAATTCGAGTAGAAGCGTGAAAAGGAAGAGCTTTCCCACCTGAAGTTGTCCAAGGATCTCCGAACATTACTCCAAGTTTCGCTCGTAGTTGATTTGTAAAGACAAGTGCTATTCTTTGACGACCAATCATCTGGGTAATCTTTCTCATAGCTTTTGATATAATAATCGCTTTGGAAGTTGCCCAACCGTCTTTCTCGAAATCTGCGTCTATCTCTACTTGTGTGGAAGCAGCAGCCAAACTATCAACTAATATTGTAACCAGTCTATCCTTTTCAGCCTCTCTCACCTTAAGAACAATCTCCTCGATTGCCTGGAAAATTTCTTCTACAGTTTGTAATTGTAAGTAAAGTAACTGTGATGTATCTATTCCTAATACTTTCAAAAACTCCTCACTAACGGCATTCTCTGTATCTATATAAACAGCGACTCCGCCTTTCTTTTGGGTTTCTGCAAGTATGTGTGCTCCGATTAAAGATTTACCACTTGATTCTAAACCATTAATTTCAGTAATACGGCCTACCGCAATACCACCATTTGGTTTATTAGCAATTGCCAAGTCCAACATAGTCGAACCTGTTGATATAAATTCTTTAATATCTGTGGGTGTTGTATCAGACCCGTCCAAGAAATATGCTACTTTCATATCCTTGAATTGTTTGTTTAAACTATCGGCTAATACATTTGCCAATTCGTCTCTAACTGACATATTTTCTCCAATTAGTTTTACTTATCAAAAAGTTCGTTAAAGGCCTCTGAAACATTCTCTACACTCTTAGCAGATTCTACAGACTGTGCCGTAGTTACTGACTTTGTAGTGTTTTCTGCTGGATCATCTTCTCGTCCTTCTAACCAATTATTCAGAATTTCCGTAAGTTCATCATAAGTCTTTTCCTGATAAATTTCAGTAATATCCTTCTGGGTATCTGCTACCTTTTCAAGAATATTCTTATCTTCACTTATTGGTGTCTGTATTGGTTTAACGCGGATTGCGGTAGATGGGAATGATGCTCCTGTTTCTTCTGCAGTCTTAAATTCAACTGTAATATCACGACCACTTACTGGGTCTGTAATATCACCGTAATCTGGGTCTGAGATGACAGAGAGTATTTCTTGATAAACTGTTTTACCGAAGCCCCAAAACTTTGTACCTTGTGATTCTTCACCTCGAACAATCACTGGTGCAAAAGTTCTCATTTTTGCTTCGAGTTTTTTACCAAGTCGATAATCATCACGATTACCTGATGCCTTTAATTTCTGTGCGAACTCCTCAACGGGGTCGGGACGACCAAAACTAATTGGGGATAAATGGGATTTGCCTCCTAGATCATAATGGAAAAACAATTCAATGAACGGATTATCCTTATTGAATTTATAAGGTACTAATCTAATTTGTTGTGTTCCTGGTTGTGGTTTCCAAAGATTTGAAGTTCTTTGTGTTGATGTTTGTAACTGATTTAAACGTCGCTTGACTTTATCTAAGTCCATTTGTTAATCTCCTATATGTATGTTTTATTTATTATTTTGTATTTATCAATGGTAATTCGTAATAACGAAGTAACCATATTCACATATAAATATCATATATATTACTTAAATACATTTATTTTTTTACTATTTTCAATGATTTTTAAAGCATATTTTAAACTGAATCGGCCTGCCTTAGGCGTACCATTAACCTTACCATCCGACTCTCCTAATGGTTTCATCCATAAGAAACCATCACAATTTTTAATTTTTGTATCCAATGTGGGATACTCACCTATTGCTATATTTGTTGGATTGTATATATTTCCAGTATATCCTAACCCATTTCTTGATGTATCTATAACAAAATTCTTACCAATGTATTTACTTATCTCCGTACCATATTCTACACACGAATCAGTATCTACGAAGTTACAACAATTCAATATAAATCCCTCATATGGTATTTTTTTAAACCTTTTTAGTAACGAACATACTTCACTTACTTTCAACCAGTTTGGATGTCCACTATCTATATAAATTTTAGCATTTGTGTTAGTCAATAATTTAAGTGAAGTTTGCATCAACTTTATTCGTTGTTGTGATTTCTTTTTAGTTAATTTAACACCATCACATAAAGCATCTGGTTCGTATATTATTATTGGTGAATGATTACCAATCCCTTCAATAACCTCATTTATAAATTTTAAATAAGACTCTTCATCTTCTTCTCCACCCATAGAATGTCTTCCACTAATATCTCTATTCGGAATAGAATATATTACAAATACAACTGTTTTATTTTTTGCTCTTTTTAACAACCGTTGAATTCTTGAAGGCACACGTTTCAATTTATGGTATCTATCTCTACCCAACCAAATTGCCATCGGTTGAGCATAGATTTTTCCCAAATCTTCGTGTTCCTTAACTAAGTTCTGATGTTGTATGTAATCAGGATAAAATAAATCCGTCAAAATTCCTATAACCTATTCTGTTGTTCCCCACTCTGTAATATTCACTATCTTATAAATTTTTGTTTTTATTCTCACTAAACCCTTTTCATTATTTAATAAAATTGAATTTCTATAATTCTCCCAAGGTACAATATACGTTTTATCTAAAACCCCATTATTTAATTCTCGTATAATATCATTCAATGCATTGATTGTATAAAGTGTATTGGTTTGTTTTTTTCTATGTAGAGAAATTGTATCTGGAATACCTTCCATAAAATCATCATCATATTCTACATTATACGTACATACTAATTGATTTTTATCCTCTTCGTTCTGAAATACATATATTTTATCATACATTATAGTATTGCACGAAATAATAATATCAATTATTTCATTTAAATCGTTTATATTAGTAAATGTACATAGTAATTGTGTTCTCATATTAATTCTCTTAATTTAATCATTACATTTCTTTTCGTTCACTATTAAAACTACCAATCAATCCACCACCTCTACTATCGTAGGCCCTCCAAGTCATTTTCCAATTTTTTATATCCATTGTTCCATCTTCTGCAGTATCTGTATGAGATTCATATTTACCATCTTTAATTTCTTGGTGATTATGTTCAATGGTATCTAATCCATTACTTGTTCTTAATGTAGATGAAAAAGTTAATGCACTTACCATAGCTCCTGGATGTTTCAGTATTGTTTTTGCGTTATCACTTCCAACAACTTCTGCTAATTTATCTTTATCAATGGATGACTCTATCTCTTTTCGTGTTCTATCTTCAATTGTTTTTATTTTATCCTTAACTATATTCAACTGTCTCCATGCTGGGGGCATTACTCTTAATTCTTTATATTTATCTCCCATTTCTGGTGGATTCCAAGTCTTAGTTTTTTCATCATAATGTTTTTCTCTAAGTTTCTTTGCATCACCCTTTGGATTTTGAACATAACCAATTTCTTTTTTCAGTTTGTTCATCTCATCTATCTGTCGTCTTAAAGCACCATATAATTTCTTCTTATCTTTTATTGTTTCTGCCATACCACTTTCTTCTACAATCTTATCCATTTGATCATCACTCTGAACTATATCATCTTTTACCCCCAAAGTAGAACCATCATCTCCTGGTCGACTTCCTAACCTATCCCTATATGCAGGATCTGGATGATATTTCTGATATTGTCCAGTTTCACCTGGAAATCCAAATGAACCATATTTA